AGTTGCGTTTAGTGCTGTAACATTAAGTGCAACATCAGCCCCACCGTTAAAGGATACGGCGCTAGCAGTAGCCCCGCCAGTAATGCTAATGTTTCGTGCAGTCTGTAGTGTTGAAGCAGTGCTAGCATTTCCTAATAAAGCTGCAGTAATTGTTCCAGCAGCAAAGTTACCGCTAGCATCTCTTGCTACAACCTTACTTGCGGTATTAGCAGTAGCTGCGTCTACAGCCCAAGTTGTTGCTGTACCACCAGTATAATCACTACCAGTTAAATATGTTCCTCTAGTAAGTGTTGCTAAAGTAGAGCCTAAAGCAATACCGGAGATAGTGCTATTAGCTAGTTTAGCATTTGCGATTGTACCATTAGTAATCTTATCATTAGTTACTGCGTTGGCAGCAAGGTTTGAATTACCAACAACGCCAGAACCTAGTGTTGTAGTAATTGCTGTAGTACCTGAGCCAGACACAGCACCGCTTAAGCTAATAGACTGATTACCTGTTAGGTAAGTATTAGTGTCTAAAGTTACAGTAGATGCTCCTGATTTCTTAATAAAGCCGTTTGAACCCGAAGCCAAAGCACCAATTGCAGTTACTAAAGCTAGGTTAGTAGAGTTGCTTAGGGTTACTAAACCAGAAGCATTTGTGGTTCCTTGTAGCGTGGTGAGGTTAGTGTTTAGTGGTTGCTTAGCAGCTAGTGAGGAATCAAACCCAGCTAGTCTAGTAACAAAAGCGCCTGATCGACCGCCAGTATCCCAGTTAGCAATAATAGTATTAGCTATATAATCAGTATAGACATTTTGTAAGAAGTACTTATTAACAGCCATTCTACCAATGCGGTCAATATCTTCAGGTTCTGCTTCAGCATTTGGAGGGAAGGCATTACCATCAACTCCCGGCATACCCATATTAATAATTGAGAATGAACCCATGTCAAGATCCTTGTTACCAAGGAATGGACCATCAACTGCGGATTCATCGAACTTAAGAATAAATTCTTGGTCAACCTTCCACATTAGTTCCTGAAGAAGATTAACAAGTTGGGATACCTGAAGGTTTAACTGACCACTTGTTAGGCGTGAACCGGGAGCAAAGTTCACAACCTTTTCTGTTGATACGGTTCTTCTGCGAATAATGACATCATCATTAGCAGCAAGACCGGGAATAATAATGGTTTGATTTTGAATGGGAGGAGTACTAGCAGCTAGTAGTTTAAAGGTTCGTGAAGTGCCTGTGTTAATGTCATAATAAGGACCAGTGTTAGCAGCTGGTGCTGGAACAAACTCATCACTAGCTGAGTTAGCAATATCCTTCATTGTAATTGTCTTATTGATAATATCAACTGTATACCATTGCTTAGGAAGTTTAAACATGAGGCGACGGTCAGCAATGGTTAGCTGAACACCTTCATATTTGCTGCTACCTAAGGTATTAACAGGAAAGATTCTTTCAATTTCCAACTGGTCTTGTGCAGGAATGCCGTCCAACAACTCGATATCAGCAAACGAGAATGTTCTAGTTGCTAGGTCGTAGTTGGGATTTGTTTCTGTTGCAAGAATATCACGATACTCAACACTGGTTCTCACCAAATCTAAATTATCAAATGTAGCCATTATGCTCCCTTTCTAAAGGTAAACCCCCACACCCCTGTTAAGAGAATGTGGGGGCAGGAGAACGGATGTTTATTAGTTTTCAAATGTTGAATACTTCTGTTTGAACTTACCCTTAAATTCCATGTTTGTGATATTACATGGAGTAGGGTAATCCGATTCAATAGAAATAGTAACATCGTCGTTATAACCAAAGACCTTAGCTACAAACTCTCCTGAGCTTGTCTTAATCTCTAAGGGAAGTGGATCTACGAAAATAGATTCATCTAATCTCTGGTTTGTAAACGCGGATCTATATGCTGGTCGTTTGTTTCTTGCCACGACAATATCATAATTGCCCGTGTCAAAGTGGCGGAATAGACCAGTACGGATATTCAACACACCGTCAACTATATTATTATTATCATCTCTGACATAAAGCGGAGATAGCTCAGCTTTCATCAGGAATTTTTCGCCAATTGAAATGTATCTACCGGGTTTTAAGAAACCAGTAGGTGTGGCTGGGTTAGTTGCATTAAACACAGCTGACAACTCACCAGATACCACGATATCACAATACTTATAAGTTACATTGTTTGTAATAGAGTCTGGCTTGAGTACCAAGCTTTCATCATCACCCCAATCACTTCCTGTTAATACAACAACAACCTTATCAGTGTTTGTGTTATTTAACATATAAGGAAGTCTGAAAGTAGTTTCAGCTCTTAAAGGATTGTAATAAGTGTTACCGTTCCAGTTACCTGTGACAGCCTGTGTGTTTTGAATAATCTTAACATTAAACAGTCTATCAATACGGGGTATTTCTGGTTCTTCACTACGCAAATAGTGCTTCTCAAGGAAGTAGTAGTACTCTGGGTTACTGGTGTAGGTCTTCCGTGGCCGCTTAGTTACAGCGTACAGATAGTTATCTACCACCTTAAGGGATAAAACCTCTGTAGTTGAATCTAAGACATACCGGAAGAATGCTGACTGGATTACCCGGTCACCAGACCAGCGGTTAGTATACATATAGATAGAGTTCTTATTATCTCTATCCACAAACATGATTGTATCCTGAGCCTGAGCGACGGCTGTAGCGCCATAGTTCTCAGGTAGGTATCCGGGGCATACAAAGCTCACCTCGACCGCCTGCGAGACATTAGCGCCCTGCTGACCTATCAATAGGTACAGACGCTTCTTGTCAAAGAAGTACAACTGAGATGACATTAGCAAGGGGTTAACAAGCTTGGCAGTAGAATAGAATGTCATTGGAGATATAGCCGCATTAAGTGGCGTAATATCTGTATCTGATCCCGCTCCCATCATCTTAAACTGTGAGCTGTTTTTAGCCACAACAAATAAGAAGTCTTGGAATGGGGTTAATGATTCTATCTCTGAGTAAGTGTTAGAGGATGCCCTGAGATCAATAGGATCTGTAGCAGTAATCCCGCTAGCTGGGTCAGCAATCCATAGGTCTGTATAACCACCCAGCTTGGATGAGAATACAACATCCTTGGCAGCAAAGTATAAGCGATCCTTATACAAAGTCATTGCTTCGATTTCAACCTGTACAGCATTGCCTTCATCATCTAGGAAGACTGAAGGACCGGGATTAGACTCTAGATCACCTGTTGTTCTAACTGCCCAGTTCATTGGCTTCATAGTCCAACTCTTATTCTGATTCTCGTTTAACTTGAATACAAGAACTTGAGGCATTCTATTAGCGTCAATTACTGAGCACTTGTCTGGGGTTCTAATCTTTTGTAGGTATGGCCCACCAGAGCCACTGATAGTAGCTGTGTTTGGAGAGGCTGTCCAGTCTGCTGTAGCTACATAAGTTGGATCAGATTCTGAGAATGAGATAACTCTATAATAGCCAGCGGTTACAGTAAGGTAAGTATTCTTAAAATAATAGATCTTACCTCTACCGTCTGGAAGCTTACGATCACCAATGTAGACATTATTAAAGGGTGTGTCTTTATCATATAACACCTTAAGCATCTGTCTAGCTGTGGTATCGTCTGCTACGGTATTGCCGTCTAGCAAGTACAGCGAGTTTAAGTCAAACCAGTCACTGCTCTTTGGTGGTAACTGCATATCAGCAAAAGAATTCAAGGATTGTCCTAAGAAATCGTATTGACTTTCATAATATTTATAATCTGAAACTTCAATATTAGCTCTGCTGTTTGCGTTTTGGGTTGCCATTGGCTTAAACCCAAGGAAAATATTATCAACTTCGTTGTTAAACACAGCATCTACTCTAGAAGCTGAGTAATATGTAACAGGTCTACCTGCAATATCAACCGTAGCTGTCTTAATTCCAGCTAAATCATAAGTAAATCCGTCAGCATCTGATGTAAAACCAGCTTTGACCAGTTTATTTAATATAATTAACTGTGTACCTAAGGCTGTAATCTGTAAAACATTGTCAGGTTCATTAGTAGAAACATTAGAACCAAAAGTAATATAAGCTCTAGTGGCTAGTTTAACGCAGCCTTCACCTAAAGCAGCTTGATAGGTAATTCCCCGTAGTACTCTATAGTCTTCAACCTTCTGAGAAGCAGCATTACCGCTTGTATAGGTTGTTGGAATAGCAGGATCTTCTGGATCCCATTGTGGTAATGGAGTAATATCCTGCCAACTGTTGTCTGGATTAACCTTTAATACATAGAATAAAGGTTCTGTGTTACCAGAAGCAGTATAGTCAATACCTAATAGGAAGGTATTATCAGCGTTAATTACAAACCAGTAAAACCAAACCTTATGTGAAGAAGGAATTGAGTTAAACCGGGAGATATCAATACGAGAAGTATCATCAGTAAAAGAATAAGATGTCTTTGCATCATATCCAGTTGGCTTCATAAGGCTAAAGCCACCACGCTTTTCAAAAGATTTCTCTAAGCTAAGCAGAACATTGTCTAGATTCTCTGCTTCGGATGGTAATCTCTTATTAGGAGCTTGTCTACCTACCCCGCCGCTAAGCGAGAATACAGGTAATCGGGTTGAAATAAGAGAACCCCGTGGTCCTTGTCTTCTAATTGGGGGCATTTAAACCTCCTTTAAACGGTTCTCCAAAAACGGAATCTAGATGGGTCAGATGAGAATGGTACGCGGTTAACGGCTGCTCTAGTGGCTATATCGCCAGTTAAGAAGATGTTTCTCTTCTTGTCATTAATATCAGCCGCTCTCTGTTTAGCATTAAATAACTGTTCCTGATGAGCTAAGAAAGCATCAGTAGCTTCATCACCTTGTGTTACAATCTGATAGTGACGCATAGCCGTGGTCATAACAGCCCGTTGTACAGGCGTGTCTAAGTTTTCCCACCGGATCTTCTGAATGATTTCCCAATAATAATCTTTATCTTTTGGGAAGATATCAGTATCATCAGTTACATTCCACATACGGGGTGGAGAAGAATTAAGTAACCGGGTATAAATAGGTTGATTATCATTGTTAAAGTGAACAGACTTTAACTCAATAGAGATAATACCTTCTTCATCAGCATCTGGCATTGGTAAAATAATCTTGCTAGATACATTAGGATTAATCTTTCTTATATATTTATTATTGACTAAACCTCTTAACTGATAGTCAAGGTTAGTGTTTTCAAGAATAGTCAAAGCAATTTCAGTATCAATACCAGACTCGTTATCCAAGTCGGCTACTAGGGATTCACCAGCAGCCAAAAGCATGTTATTAACGGCCTGTAATTTAGTAATCATTCCCATAATAGCCTCCTTTAGTTGGAAAAGAAAACACGGTAGCCCCACTTAAGGGACTACCGCGTAGATAATTAGATCACCCCCTCTCAAGATTGTAAAACAAACAACAAGTGTTTTCCTCCTTTCTTGATAGGGATTGATAAGTCAATTAAAATTAGGCAGGTGCTACGGCAACATACTCTGCAGTCATCTCTGCAAGAGCACGAAGTTCAGAACGAGCATCGCCAGATCCGACAGCTAGACCACTAATAACTACAGCAAGTTCTGGACGAAGTACGCCAGTACCCTTGAACATACTAGCAACTGTGAAGGTGGTGTTGCGACGAACATCATCAACAGTGTCAACCTTTAGACCCTGTAGATTTAGCGATGCAACGCAATCCTTCTGGAAGATAAGAGCCTTAATCTTAGCCGCTGCACCGTCAATGTTATAACGAGCTTCACCAATAGCTGTAGCAGTGTAATCCACAACTGGTAAGTGATTGCTCTTTAAAATCATGCAACCCTGATACTCAAGAGAATCAGTCTGACTGTGCATACCCATTCCAAGGGGAGCGCCAAGACCGCCAGCTTCAGCTACGCCACCAAAGAATGGACGGCCAGCTCCGTTAGCAAGCTCGGTACTTACACGGGCAATACCAAGTGAACGAATATCTTGGAATGCGCGTGGAGTTACAACGCAATATACGCCTTCAGTTGGTGCATTAATTTCTTGAAGGTGAACCATAAAGTCTTCAATAGCCTTAAGAACTTTAAGAGCTGCTGTAGTTCTATCAGCTGCACCTGAGGTACTAGTGCCTAGGTGGTCAAACGCTGTATCAGTAAATGCGGACTGAGTAGGAACAGTTAGACCAGTCCGTGGGTCGCCTGTTAGAAGGTCTTCCATAGCAGCACGGGCAATGTAAGCAGAAATCTGCTTATCGCGGGTGTTAGCAAGAGTTAAACCAGCCTGACGAGCTAGCTCAGCGCGGAATTCCCACTGAGTTAAAAGCTGGTCAACATTGTCAATTTCAAAGTGAGCGGCCATTGGACGCTTATCAAGCTTAATTGAGAAAGTTGTTGAAGTTGCAGAACCGCCTGAGAGTTCTTCACCAGCGTTCCAAGCAGCCTTGAGAGCAACTGTGCCAGTTACTGGGAATTCTGCAGTAGTGCCTGAAGCAATGGTCTTCTGCATAACCATGTTTTCAAACATGTTATAGTGATCGTAAGCGTGAATAACTTCACCGCTCCAAATTGGTAGCCAAAGCTTATTTTCACTGTAGATGCCGCCTGTAGTAGCGGCTGATGTTGATGTGCGGTAAACCATATCACCTGCACCTAAATTATTATTTCCTGCTGGGTTTAAAGCCATTGTGTTTTTACTCCTTAGAGTTAGTATTTTAAATCAAATAAAAAGTTACGAGGATTGACTTAGCCAACTTACTGATTCTTCCAGTAGGAGTCTTTGGGTTGGTGATTAGTCCTTGCTTCATATCCAGCCTAACGGGGGACTGTTGCAAGTATTCATCAATGTCAGAAAGGTAAACTACGGAAATCAGTTCTAGCCATGCGTGATTCTACAGCAGCCCGGAACTTAGGGTCCGTATTAAAACGGCTGTTGTTTCTATCCGCATAGAATTCCCGTTTAGTCTGATAGCCAGCAGTTGACTGCTGTGTACTACCAACTGGAACCTGTCTACCTTTAGTTGGTTCCTTTTGCTTGGCCGAGTTGCCAGTAGCCTTCTCAAATTTAGAGGCTAAACCCATAAGAGCTACATCCCACGCGGGAGTAGCAAGAGCCGAATTAAGACTCTTAATTTCATTTGGGTTCATAGTCTGGCTAGCCCAACCAAATAGTTCGGCAAGTCTTTCACGACCCCCGATTAGTTCAGCAGCTTTGCCGAAAGCTAGTTGAAGCTTTGCCTGCTGACCTTGCATGTATTCCTGAATTGCAAAATCAGGCAGCTTTGTCTTCTGACGAATCTCATTCATTGTCTCATCGCTGAGAGCGCCCTTAACAGATACTTCGATTGACCACTTATCCCAATCTTCCTTAGTGATAGGCGCAACTTCAGGAGCAGGCTGTTCCTTAGGAGCTTCAGCCTTATCAGGAATTCTTAGTTCCTCTTTAATTGGCGGTACACTAGGTTTCTCTGGGGTAGGTGTGGGCTTATACTGAGGGTTATCAGTAGTATCGTTGTACTTCTTTTTAAGATCAGCGATCTCTTGACGGCTCTGAGTATATGCTTTCTGCGCGTTTCTTAGACTGTCAAACCAGCTACCAATGTCCTTAAAGTTTTCAGGTACTGCGATACCATTACTTTGGACATAGGTTTCAAACGCCTTCCGTTCTTTTGCTGCATTAACTTCATCAGGTGATGCAACAAGAGATTGTTCTGATTGTTGAATAGCAGAGTCCACAGCGCTAGTCTCTGGAGTATTCTGATATTCAAACTCTGGAGTCTCTTGTACATTGTCGTTCATTTTATTTACTTGCCTTTCTTAGTAGTTTTTGTTGTTGCCTTAGGACATACCTTAGGCTGAGCATCTTTACCAGTTAATCTGGTAGTTGTTCCACAATTACATTTGAATTTGGATTTCATTCCCAAGATACTCTCTTTCCTGATTTCTTAGCGCGTACTCCCTTAGAAGTACACATAGATTTTGTTGGTCTACACGCAGGGTAAGAACCCTTGCTGGTATTTGAACGGCCACAAGGACCACCTGTTTTACAGTTGATCCACCCTTTGCCTTTGTTTCTAGAAAACCAACCATGTAAACCTTTTTCTTTTTCAAGTGAGAAGTCAGCTTTTTTCTTTTTCTTTTTAGCCATTACTTCTTCCTTTTAGATTTATTGCCCCACTTGGCAGCACCGACTTTACGGCACTTAACCATAGCACCTGAAGCATAGGCAGAGTGTTTTTTATAGCGGGACATTACTTTCTTATAGCATGCATCTTTAGGCATTACTTCTTACACTTTCTGCCTTTAGGACAGGAAGCTTTAGAACCGCCGGGACCAGCCCATAGATTCTTACAAGCCCAATACTTGGCTGTTAGTTTATTATTGGCTTTATCACAACCATGTCTAGCCTTAAAGCTTTTTCTAGCTTTAGCAGAATAGTTATGCCCATAACCCGTAGCACCATAGTGAATAATCTTTTCTTGGCCATTGGCACAAGCTTTGACTACTCTCTTCTTGCCGGGATTAGGAGACTTCTGTGGTCGATTACAAGCCATTTTAGATTTATCCAATCGCTTCGCCACCTTGACCTCCTCCTAGTAGTTGAGCAGGGTCAATGCCAGCTTGGGCCATCAGAGCTTGAATGTTCTGACCACCTGTTTGCTGAAGATCCTGCGTTGCAGCCTGCTGAGCTACTGCACCAGCTGTAGTTACAGCGGCAGTACCAGCTTGAGCTTGCATCTGTTGCTGCATTTGCATCTGTTGCATCTGCTGTTGCTGTTGCATAATTTCTTCTTCACTCTTGACCCAGTTTCTTGGATCAAAACCAAGGGAAGAAATCAAAGCTCTAGCATATTCGTCCCACTTGAAAGCCATGTAAGCTTGTTCAGGTAGATTACGAACCATTTCACCCATCTGCATTAAACGCTGTAGATCTGTGTCTCTTGACAAGGCTTGCAAACCAGTGATTACTTGGGTTGTAAGCATTCCGTTCTTATTAAAGAACTGACTGTATAAACGCTTGTCAATATCCTTACTCTCTAACATAAGGAAAACAGCTCGTTTAACAATTGGCTCAACTAAATCACGGGCAATGCTAGAGAAAGCACCGCCTAGAACGGTTTCTAATTCAGAACCGATCATTCTAATTGCGGTAGCAGTTACACGATCACCACTAGGAATGGCTGAAGATGACATAAGGAATGACTGGGAGATTTCCCTACGCATTGTTTCAACCGCAGCTTGGCATGCGCTAATCTGTGAATTCATTGTTTGGGATGGAGATAGAACAGAGAAATCATTACCTCTCGCAGCAATGAATGAACCATTGGGCGCATCGGCAATATCATCTATCTCGGTAATTCCTGTGGGGTCGATTGCTAGCCAGAATGTTGAAGAGGCTGCTAGACCTTCGATCAAAGCTTTGGTATATGATTCTAGAGTCTGAAGATCACCTAGGATATCCTCGCAGTGTGAGCGACCGTAGTTCTCACCCGCAATTCCATACCATCTAAGTACGCCCATAGGAAGAATAGCATACTCGCCTTCTTCTACAAGCTCGCCTTCTTGATCTTCTTTTTTAACATACCACGAATCATCATCTAGTTTTAGATATCTGGCATAGATTGTTTTATACCCAGACTTCTTTTCAATCCCATACTCACTACCATATAAATGCTCAGTGGCATCGGGATTAATAAGATGATATTCAAGGTTAATGATTTCAACAACATTACCCTCGACATCACGCTGGACTACAAACTGATCTAGTCGTTGGATTCTAAATGAAAAATTATCTTCCATGATAAAGAGAACATCACCAACAACAACTGCATGTTGCAGTGCTTGGTAAATAACCTCTCTCAGGTTTGTGCCATTAAGTTTATTAAACACCTGATAAGAAAGAGTTTCTAAATAACTCTCAATTTCAGGGGTTCCTTCTACGCCAGACTTTAGAGCAAATCTAAAGAACGGGGTATCATTTAGCGGAAGCAGGGCGCTTAATATACGGCTGCTCATAGCTGTGACACCCTTGGCTGCAACAGACGAATAGGGCTGTGGCAGAGTCTGCTCTTCATTCCATCCCTCAGGAGGTAATACTGAAGGGACGGTGAGACTGGCGCAGACTCTTGCACGGTTTAGTTTAGCTTGTCTACCACTATGTAGAATTCTAAACCTATCAGCAATTGTCTGTTCCATAAGTTACTCCTTATTCTGGTCGTTCTTCTAAACCTTGATATAGTGAATTATAGAAGTCAAAAGCATCTTCTTCTTCATCCGCCATACCAGCTGCTTGTTCTGCGCCACCAGCTTGTTCGGCGGCTTCTTCTTGAAGCATATCTTCAGCTCGTTCTACAGATTCAAGCTTAGCTTTTTCAGCATCAGCTGCTTTCTGAGCTTCTTGTCTTGCCCGTTCTTCCTGTTGTCTTAGCTGCTCTTCATAAAAAGCACGCTGTTCTTTTTCTTGTCTTTCACTATAGGTGCGTTGCTCATCAAGCTGAGCCTGATACTCAGCCTGTGTCATACCGCCACTAATACTTGGAGATCCACCCATGGCTTACCTCTCTTTCTGTTGTTGTTTTAGAATTAGTTTAAGCTTCTCTACTACAGATATTTGTCCAGCTCTATAGGCAGAAGCTCTGACAAATTCATCTACAGATAAATCAGGATCGTACTCAAAAGGTTGGTAAATTTTCTCAAGCTTCTCTATCAACTCTGGGTCTATTCTTGGAAACTCTTTCGATGTCATTTACTTTGTCCTTTAGTTTTTTGAGTTCTTCCTGCATTATTTCAGTTTTCTTAAACACCTCAGTAAAGACTAGGGCTAACTCTGCGCTAGACAGAGCCGCCCCAATCTTAATCTTTGTAATAATAGTATTTAACATTGTATCCATCGCGTTCTCCTTGTATTAAGACTTAACTACTAGGTTACCATTCCATATTTTTAGTTTAGAGTTAGGAAAGAATTCTTTTAAAAGCTCAAGAAGTTCTTTTTCTTTTTCTTTTGTTAGTTTAGTTAGTTTTTTGTTACCAATAAAACTACCAGATTGAGTAATACCTTGATTTAAATTGAAGTCAGGAGCATCATCAAAATCAGGAACAAGAAAGAGAATATCCTGAATTGGAATTATTTTTACTTGAGAAGATGCTATTACAGGAGAAGCAAAAAGAAAAACACAAAGAACAATTACAACAAGTAAATTAAGAAAGTTACTATTTAATATTTTATTCATTGTATTTTCCTTATACTAGTTCACAACCGTTGGCAGTACATGCCATTGAATGTGATGACTTAGTTGTATCTTCTTTTTCATACTGTGATAACTTGCTGAAATCAAAGTCAAGCTTGGGATGTAGATTGTATGTTCGTGCGTCAATCTCTTCAAACGGAGCCTGAGCATAGATATGGTCAGACTTAGGCAAGAAGGCGATGCCAGAGATAGAATCAAAGTTATCCCAGACCCATTGACCTACACTAATAAATTCATCATCAGAGTAGTTAACAGTAATGCTAGGTTTGTGATTGCAGTAATGATCCTGATAGGCTTTCCAGAGTTTCAGATGCTCAAGAGCTGTTAGATCTTTCTGTGTAAGAGATCCTTGTGGAGCTTTCTGAGCAAAGGTAAACACGGCAGTACTATCTGGATTCATTACGCAATCCTCTACATGAAGGCCACTAGATTCCATTAGATGGTATAGGGGATCCTTCTTATCAATACGCACTCTTCTAAAGTAGAAATCAGCGTACCGTGGGTGAAGACCACTGGAAGCATCAGCCAAACAAGAGGTTGTTCCCTCTGGCTTGATACATGTAATTGACTTGCTTGGGGAAATGTTAAGCATATCGGCCCATCTAAGGTTGGTAATAGTTGCGAGATCCCGCAGTTTTTCCAACGCATGGGCCAGCTTTGCATACCCCAACTGACCACTGGTTAGTTTGTTATCAAAGATACCAGTCATCGAAACACCAAGCAATCTTTCTTCTTCTGAATTCTTAGCAAAATCATAAGATAGATAAGGGAAGTGGGTAAACATGCTTTGAATTGTACCAATGATGGTAGCTTGTTCAATCTTCCGCTCTAGATCCATAAGTGTATCTGTGGCTCTAACAACAATAGTAGACAGGTTACAGAACTGATTAGGCTTGAGAATAATCTCAGAGCATGGGTTAGTTCCATAGTCCGCTTGTTCTCTACCAGACTTCTTAGCAATAGCGTTCATGGCTTCACGGTTGCAAATGCCACGCTCTCCTGAGTGGGAGTTATACAATGAAGTCCATTCTTCTAGGAACTGGCCTAGAGATGGCTTGCATGTATAGATGGCTGAGTTATTAGCAAGAGCACGGTGGCCTGAGGTTTCCCACCAAGCACCACTCTTACAAGTAGCCATCTCTCTGTCCGAAAGATCACTTAGGGAGATCATTGCTGAGCGGCGTACACCACCAACAATAACTGACTGAGCAATCTTGCAGCAGATATCGTGACATTCTAGGGCAGTCAGCCTACGGCCTTGAGCCTTATAGAATGTCTGGACTACAAACCGCATGACCTCTTCTAGGGGAGCAGGACCGCTAGCACGACCGCCAAAGGTCTTTAGACGGGTTCCCGAAGGACGAACCATACTGGTGTCCCACTTGGGATGGATACCCTCATAGAGGCTCTGCATGAGGCTCTTAAGTGCGTCGCACCAACCTTCACGCGAGTCTTCAACTACGAGGATTGAATTAAAATCCTTTGTGATATTCTTGGGGACAAGGGGAAGCTGTTCTACACAGCGTCGTTCCACACTGTAGCCTACACCAGTACCACACATGAGGATATACATAAGCTCAGCGAATGACTTGTGGCTTGTAATCTCAAGGTAGCTACAGTTGTATAGGGCAGTGTGATCCCGATCCAAAGCTGGGCCTGCGGTCATTAAACCACGCATGCTTGGAAGGACTTCTAGATTAAGAATAGCATCACGGATATCTGGCCGTTCAGCTAGCTGTGGAGCTTTATTAACAAAGTAATTCCACCAGCGATCCACAGTTTCATCCCAAGTCTCCCGGCGATTAAGCTCGGGCATCCAGCGGGAATATCTTGATATAGCAATAAACTTCTGAAATGTATTCATCTTACTCTCCTGTTGAACCAAAACCACCAGTACCTCGGGTGGTGTTATCAAGCGAATCTACACGAACAATCTTTGGTTGAACAACTGGCATAATTAGCAGCTGAGCAATCCGATCCCCTGCCATTATTGTAACGGGGTAAGTATTGGTGTTAGTCAATAGTGCCATAACTTCTCCACGGTAATCAGCGTCGATGACACCAACAGCGTTAGAAACGGCAATACCCTTAGCACCCATGCTAGAACGCCCAATCAATAGACCAACATGGCCCTTGGGGATAGCAATATGGATACCTAGGGGAACCTTAGTTCGCTCATGTGGTTGCATTACAAAGTCCGCACATGCTTTGACATCCATCCCTGCTGAATCTGGGGTAGCATAAAACGGTGCATAGTCCCCAACATAGTTCAGGGTAGATTCTACATAGTTAAAGCTATGGGCTGTAAAGGTTGTAGGATTATTAAAAGTATTAGAATTACAATCGTAGGTATTATTCATTAGTGTTCTCCTTGGTTTATGTATCAGTAGCTCCAACTATCAGTAAGTATACACAGAGATAGTCGAATCTTGTTTATTATATTCCCCATTCCGTAGGATTCTAACGCAAATAGCCTGCGATAAAGCGTAGTCTAGCGTGTATTTATTACCATCCTTGTCAGTTTTTTGCTCATAAGTAGCCAAAACTAGGGACTTCCAGTTCTGAGGTGGGGTGCTATCCAGTAGGGTAGCGGCTTTCTTTGGCCCTAGTTTCCACACACCGGGTACATTATCGGTGGAATCCCCGGTTAACCACTGGGTATAGAAGTTACGGTCAGCCGTTAGTTCATCCACTAGGGTAGGCTCCAGCTCCTTATCCGGGTTCCAATGCCAGCCCGGTACAGCCCGTAGATCCTTGTCTATGGTCACGGCTATGGCTTTGCCCCCGGAAGCCATCATACCCATCAGATCGTCCGCCTCAAGCCTTGGGACGGTGATAGGTATCCCAAGGGTACGGAGGTATTCCTCAGCCTCTGGGAGGGCTTCTGGCGTGTGCTTCTTGACATCCCGGTGGGCCTTGTACTCAGGCCAGTAGTCTCTACGGAAGTTATCAGACCGTGAGCAAGACAAAGCAATGTATACCTTGTCTACCCCCGGCGGTGTCCACAAAGTAATGTCGTGGTTTAGGCGCTCTTCTAGGTAATCAATGCCTTCTGTTTCCACAAAGAAAGCAGCTCTATAAGCAAGAATGTCTCCATCTAGTACAGCAATCTTAGGGCGTTCCATCTTCTTCCTCCTCTGGAAACATCTTAGTTAGTTCGTCCAACACCTGTTCTTCTAGGCGTTCAATACATACTGGTCTGTCGTATCGGGTAGCAAGGCAAAGCTCACACTCACATAGTGGCTCAAGCATCTTGTTATACATACAGTCAACCATAATAGGAAAGTTATCCTTAATCTTGGTTGCCAATGCTTTCTCAGTACCAGTATTTCTAATAATGAAATCATACATAGTAACATAATCCTTATCAGCTTCTTCTGACTTATTAGCCATCTCTTCTGATTCGTGGTTACGCCACTCAGCATCCTGCTCAATAATCTGACGGTTGCCATGAGTGATAAGAATGCGGAAAGCATTAAACCGTGGAGCTAGGTTGATTTCATTTAGGTATCTGCAGTCATCTGCAATGATAACACGCTCAGGTACATCGTCGTTTTCTTCTTGTTGAATCTTGTAAGCTGATTCAATAAACTTGCTTACCCAATAATCGGGGTCTTCACGACGGCGATCTGAGCCAAGCTTCTGACATAGCTTACGATATTCTTCAGGTTGCTTTTCTTTGGTAATACCCATAGCTTCAACTTCAGACTTAAGGGCTGCAGCAAACGGAAGCATTACTGGTTTATACCCAGCCTTGTAGAATAGCTCAGCAAACAGCTTGGCTGCTGTTGTCTTGCCCACTCTTGCTTTTCCTGACAATAGTAGCATTAGCATTAGTTACCTCCTTCAGTAACAGATGTGGTTCAATAATATCCATCGGGATAGGATATCCGCTATCCCTCAGGATATCAGCGGTAACTTTTCCACAAGTATGGGGTACAGGTTTATTAAAGTAGCGCCCAATCAAATGCCAAAACACACAGCTCCTGATTGTTTCGGTGCGCCAAATAGTTGTATCTAATAGAGGGGAATCTTTATTAATTAGCACAGTCTGGATAAACACTGGGTTACCATACTGTTTCCTAACGATGTCTATAGGGACTATCTTAACACCTCTATATAGTAAAGCAAAGTAAGTAATTCCCTTGTCGGGATACTCAATGTGTACATGATTTAGACGAGAGCCTGCTAGGATATACACTAGCCAAGCAATCAATCGTGACCACTTATCGCCGTGCTCTAAATTATAATAAGCAATCCTTGCCTTAAGTTTCATAGAATATCTTTAGCCCCAAGTATACAGCAAGGGCATGCTCGACCTTAGCACCCTCGCTTTTTTCCCAACCGGGCAGCATATAAATAGCATCACACTTTAGAATTGCGTTAAGGTCGCGGGTCATGCAGTCCTTTAGGTGTTGCTTTGAATCCGTTGCTTGACTAGGATCAAAACCTTCATCAAGATCCATCTGTGCTGGATTATAAATAAGACCAACAGCAGAACTCCACTTTCTACGGAGCTTTTTATCAGCCTCCATAAAAGCATCGAAGTTGTGATTAGGGTATCCCCGCATGGGGCCAGCAATATAAATATCTAGTTGTTGCATAAAGCTCCTTTCAATAGCTCCGGGGGGAATCGAACCCCCACGCCGTAAGGCGGCAGATTTTAAGTCCGCTGCGTCTGCCTGTTCCGCCACGGAGCCGTCCATCAGTGAGTCTCCGACCAGTTAGTACCGATCTTATACTCAGCTGCAATGGGAATGTTGATACCTAGACGAACACCAGCATCAGTAGCACACTCTGTTACAAGCTTGCCAATGTTGTCTGCATGCTCTGGGCATACAGCATACTGTAGTTCGTCGTGTACATACGCCATCTGATAAGCTTTACCTTTGTATAGCTTCTTTAGTTTAGCGTCAGCAAGCACCATCCAATACTTACTTACAATAGCACCACTACCTTGTAGCAGTGTGTTAAGGGCAGCATGTTCTGACCTAACAGGAACCTTACGCCCATCGGGTAAGGTTACAGTACCAAACTTCAATGCGTTATATCTAACTTCCTCTTGTACTTTAGTAAGTGCGGGAATCTCTTTTTGGAATTTATTCCGTAGCCTAGCGGCCTGATCCACACTGCAGTTGAGAACAAGGGAAATCTTTTTATCACCCGCTCCATAGAGATAAGCATAGATGAATGATTTGGCAAGTGCTCTTGATTCAATACCTGCGGCTTTCTGATTGTAAGTATGAATATCACCGTTAAGCAATACATCGGCATACTTGCCTTTGTCATACTTGTGCATAAAGTGTGCAAGCATTCTGAGTTCAAGACCTGATAGGTCAGAACCTAGCTGTACAAAACCGTCATATGGAATCCACAATTCTCTTGCACGGTGGTCGCCACTCACTTGTGCAATATTGGGTTCGCTATGGGTGCATCTACCAGTAGCAGCACCCTGAGCATTTATATAACCATGAATACGCTTGTCGCGTGAACATGTTGCTCTAGCGTTCCAATCTTCTACCATACCCATAAGCTTAACGAGATCAAAATACTTTACCAGCTCTTTAGCTTCTGGATAATCTAGAGTCGATAGCACAGACTCGTCAACCTTTGGGTTACCCTTCTCAGTTTCGGGTGGAACCCAACCATACTTTTCGGTGAGTCGTTGTGCAATCTGTTTACGAGAACCGGGATTGAAGGTTTCAATCTTTGGCTTGAGATCCTTACCAGTCTTCTTAGACTTGCGGTAATGAGTCTTATCGGGGAAGATTGTCCTCATCCTATCCTCCAGCTCAGCCTTCTCTTGTAGTAAAGAGAAGTAAAGCTCTTCCCCTTTGTCGTAGTCATAGCCAAAACCACGGTCAGTCTGCTCCATTAGAATCTCAGATACCAAGTGTTCAAACTTGAAGACCTTAAGATTGTTCTTAGCAAACTCGCGTTGATGCTTGTAGACCTCGCAGCCAAGCTTTACATCTTGGATACAATACTCAAGCATTTCTTGTGAGAAATTAGACCAGCCTCCAGTATACTCAATCTTGTTGTTCTTGAGATACTTGCCCCAGCACTCTAGAGAGTTGCCGCCTAAGGGGTGGTTGTTACGGTCTGGATACATAATCCTTGATACAACCAGTGTATCGAAGTACCCATGCTTGGGTCGCTTAAGGTTTCCCAGAAGTCTTCTGATTACAGGAATATCAAAGGATAGTATATTATGACCAATGAGAATGTCGGCTGTGTTTAGACAGTCAACCAGTTGGTGCATGTTAGACTGAGTGAAAGTCTTGACATCACCTGTGTCTGCGTTAATTACAACAGCGCACCAGATTCGTGAGACTTCCTTAGCTGGCCCCTTGTTAGTCATGGTAACCTCACCAAGTCCGTCAGCTTCAATGTCAAGCACTAGTCTAATCATATTATACCTCCGTGGTTACTGGTTCAAACACTAGTTCTCCATCATCATTGGAAGCAAACCCTATCTCTGAGAGTCTGCCTGTATTGTGATCGTAGTATAGCGCAGTTGCAATCCCGGCTCTACCTGTCAATCTATTCTTGAGAACACGAACGATTGTTGTATTAGCTACACGCTCGTCTGAGTTCTGTCGATCACGCTCAAGGGCAACAACCGTGTTGGGAACACTGGCTAGAGCACCTGAGCCTCTTAGATCTTGCAAGGTAATACGATCACCTTCTTCATAAGCCTTGTCAGTTTTCTTGAGCTGAGATACAATATCAATATGTACACCAGTTCTAACTGCAAGTGCTCTGAGTTCTTTCATAAGGTTGTCAATGATGATACGCTCCGAGTTACCACCGTCAACATCCTTATCACTCATTCCCATAAGACCCGCAGCAGCTGCTGTGATGTGGTCGAGAATGATTACATCAACCTTAAGTGACACAGCCATGTATTCCATTCTAGCAAGTAGATTGGACATTGCGTTGTTACCTAGGTGGTCGTAGATATAAAAGTTTGTCTTGCCAAGGTGTGTCTTGGCGTTATGATATTCTGTATCAGAAAGATTATCAAGGATTGTCATGTTAATTGGATTCTTACCAAGCTTAACACGCAGTTCGTTCATCATGCGGGATGCACGGATAGCACGGACTGGCTTATTGATAATCAATGAGATCATATCATCCATTGTTTCTTGTGGAGATTCTTCCAACATGATAGCACCGACTGAGCGGCCTTCGTCAAGGTGGTGCATCATTAGTTCACGCAAGATAGTAGACTTGCCTGAACCTGTGCCTGAAGCCCACAGAGTAATTTCACCTGAACGCTGTCCAATCAAGTACTCAGACAACGCATCAAACGGGAATGGATAAACACGGACAGCATCCAGTTCTTCCATTGTGTTGATGATTTGAGACACATGTAGAATCTCATCGGGTGAATAGGGCTGAGCTTCCCATAGGGCGGTAACAACAGCCTTACCTTGGTTGTTAGC